GGCACCCGTTGCGGCAGGGTTTGGTGTTGTCATACCTCAAGCGGACGCCGGGGTGATGATGCCGCTACTTCTTGGAATGCTTGGGTTGGGTGGTGCCCGATCCTACGAGCGCGTCAAAGGTGTGGGTAAGTAATGAGCAAGCTCGTTGAAATGCTGAGGCTACATGAGGGTGTGCGATACAAGGTGTACCTGTGCTCTGAAGGCTATGAGACAATTGGCGTTGGTCGGAACATATCCGAGGGTGGCCTTGGGTTGTCAAAAGACGAGGTCGATTTTCTTTTGGTAAATGACATCAAGCGGGTGCAAGATGAACTAACACGCAACTTCTCTTGGTTCTCGGAGCTTAATGAGGCTCGGCGTGATGCGATGGTTGATATTTGTTTCAACCTTGGCTTGACCAGATTGCGAAGTTTCGTAAACGCTTTGGAAGCGATGGCCCACGGACAATACGACGTTGCTGCTAACGAGTTTATGGACAGCAGGTGGAGTCAGCAAGTTGGAAACAGGGCCGTCGAAGTCACCGAGATGATTCGCACGGGCGAATATCAATAAAATGTCTGAGCTGTCGCTCAAAGACTTTGAGATCCTCAGCGAACAGGATCAGAACGAAGCCCTCGCACTGCTATCTCGATATGACCAGATGGAGGTGCAGGACAAGTGTCAGGGCGACTTCATTGAGTTCGTCAAACATATGTGGCCTGAATGTATTCTTGGCCGTCACCATAAAATTATTGGTGACAAATTCAACCGAATAGCGCAAGGCAAGCTGAAGCGTTTGATTGTCTGCCTGCCCCCTCGTCACTCCAAATCAGAATTTGCATCCACATTCTTTCCTGCTTGGATGATGGGCCGTCGCGGTGATTTGAAGATTATCCAAACTACGCACACCGCAGAGTTGGCGGTGAGGTTTGGTAGAAAGGTGCGAAACCTTATCGACTCTGACGACTACTCGCAGATTTTTCCAGAACTTAAACTTGAGGCTGACAACAAGTCGGCTGGACGCTGGACCACCAACCAAGACGGAGAATCATTTTACGCAGGTGTGGGCGGAGCGATTACGGGTCGTGGTGCCGACCTTCTTATTATCGATGACCCGCACTCAGAACAAGACGCACTGTCGCCAACGGCNATGGAGGCGGCTTATGAGTGGTATACGTCTGGACCCCGGCAACGGTTGCAGCCGGGTGGCATTATTATCATCGTGATGACCCGCTGGAGCACAAAAGACCTCGTTGGCAAGGTGCTCAAAAAACAAGGCGACGATCACGCCGATCAGTGGGAGGTTATCGAGTTCCCGGCAATCATGCCCGAGTCAGACACTCCGTTGTGGCCTGAATTTTGGAANAAGGAGGANCTGCTGTCCGTCAAGGCATCATTGCCGATTAGCAAATGGAACAGCCAGTGGATGCAAAATCCCACCGCCGAAGCGGGTTCTATCGTCAAACGTGAGTGGTGGCGTAAGTGGGAGCCAGACTGGGTGCCTGCCTACAACTATGTTATTCAGTCGTATGACACTGCTTTCAGCAAAAAAGAGACCGCCGACTATTCTGCAATCACCACGTGGGCCATTTTTCAGCCCCCCGACGAAGACATCGAGGCAATCATTCTGCTCGACGCAAAGCGCGTGCGGATGGACTTTCCAGAGCTAAAACGATTGGCTTACGAGGAATACAAATACTGGGAGCCGGATTGCATACTGATCGAGGCAAAAGCCAGCGGTACGCCGTTGACGCAGGAGCTGCGGCGCATGGGCATCCCCGTGACAAGCTATACTCCGTCGAGGGGGCAGGATAAGATCGCAAGAATGAACTCTGTCGCGCCAATTTTTGAATCAGGCATGGTATGGGCACCCGACGAAACATTTGCAGAAGAGGTCATTGAAGAGATGGCAAGTTTCCCATTTGGCGACAATGACGACTTCTGCGACAGCTCCACCATGGCTTTAATGCGGTTTCGACAAGGCGGTTTTTTGAATTTGCAGGATGACTACCCCGAAGAGGTAGAGCTGCTGCGACCAAATAGGCAGGTGTACTACTGATGGCTATTGAGAAGGCGGGGCTTGGCACAGAGAATGATCCCGACGTGATGCCGATGGGCAACGCGATGGAAATCGAGCCTGAGATGACGCGCAACGAAGAAATTCGTAACGCTGCACAAATCTTGGTGGCCGAAGAGGGCATCCTGATTGATGACGAAATTGATGCCATTGAAGAAGAGCCGATTGTGGCTGACTTCAACGCCAATCTCGTTGAGATGATTGATGATGACGATCTTTCCAAACTAGCGGACGACGTGTTGTCGTCTATCAAAGCCGACAAAGAAAGCCGCAGCGAGTGGGAAAAAACGTATACCGATGGCTTGAAGTACCTCGGCATGAAGTTCGATGATTCTCGCAGCCAACCTTTCGAGGGTTCAACTGGCGTTATTCACCCGATCCTCGCTGAGTCTGTTACGCAGTTTCAGGCGCAAGCATACAAAGAATTATTACCGGCCAAAGGCCCGGTCAAGACTGAAATTGTTGGCGTCCGCACGCCAGAGGTCGAAATGCAGGCGGGTCGCGTTCAGGACTTCATGAACTACTACATCATGAATGTGATGGAGGAATACGACCCCGAGCTTGACATGCTGCTCTTTTATTTGCCGCTGGCTGGGTCCGCGTTCAAGAAGGTGTACTACGACACAAGCATGAACAAGGCGATGAGCAAATTCATCGAGCCGCAAGACTTGATTGTGCCCTACGAGTCTGCCGACCTGTTCACCGCAGAGCGCGTGACGCATGTTCTAAACATGAGCCGCAACGAAATCAAAAAGCAACAACTCAGCGGTTTTTACGCAGATATTGATCTGAAAGGCGGCTCGGTCAATTTGCAACGTAGCGACATTGAAGAGCAGATTGATGAAATAGAGGGCATGGAGCCTTCTTATCAAGAGGAGCGTGATCGTGTGGTGTTTGAGACCCACACGATCCTCGACATACCCGGATTTGAGGATATTGGTGCGGACGGTGAGCCGACTGGCTTGAAATTGCCTTATATCGTGACGATAGACGAGCAAAGCCAAAAGGTGCTGTCGATTAGGCGCAATTATCTTGAGCAAGATCCGCGCAAATCAAAGATCAACTTCTTCGTGCAATACAAGTTCTTGCCCGGCCTCGGATTTTACGGGCTGGGTTTGTCGCACATGATTGGCGGCATCTCAAAGTCAGCTACGTCTATCCTGCGCCAGCTCATTGATGCTGGTACGTTGGCTAACCTGCCAGCAGGCTTCAAGGCCCGAGGTATGCGCATTCGCGACGAAGACAGCCCACTGCAACCCGGCGAGTTCCGAGACATTGATACGACAGGCGCGTCTCTGCGCGAAAACTTAATTCCGCTACCGATCAAAGAGCCAAGCAATGTCTTGATGAGCCTATTAGGCATACTCGTTGAGTCCGGCAAGCGGTTTGCCTCGATTGCCGATATGAATGTTGGCGACATGAATCAAGCGATGCCCGTTGGAACCACTGTAGCGTTGCTGGAGCGTGGCACCAAGGTCATGAGCGCAATCCATAAGCGCCTGCATTACAGCCAAAAGTTAGAGTTTCAGTTGCTGGCAAGGGTGTTTGCTGAATACCTGCCGCCAAGCTATCCGTATGTTTCGCGAAACGGTCCACAAGAAATTATGGGCCAAGATTTCGATGGCCGGGTGGACGTAATACCCGTCTCAGATCCAAACATTTTTAGTCAGTCTCAGCGTATTACGATGGCGCAAGAACTGCTGACGATGGTTCAATCGAATCCTGAAATTCATGGACCGACAGGCACTTACGAAGCGTACAGGCGCATGTATTCTGCGCTAGGCGTTGATGACGTGGACAGCCTCATTCAACCGCCGCCGCCGCCGCCGCAACCAATGCCCATGGAAGCAGGCATTGAGAATAATGCGTTTTTGATGGGGCAACCGGCACAGGCGTTTGAACCTCAGAATCATCAAGCGCACATTGATGCTCATCGGTCTTTGTTTTTGACTGAGGTCGTCAAACAGAATCCGCAGCTTCAAGGCATGATCATTGGGCACATGATGCAGCATCTACAATTCATGGCGAGCCAGATGGTGCAAAATCAGATACCGCCTGAACTCAATCAACAGATGCAGGAAATGCAGGCGGCGTCACAATCAGGGCAAATACCGCCGGATCAGCTTCAACAAATGCAGGGACAGATTCAAATGCAAATGGAGCAAGTTTCGGCTCCCGTGCTCGCGCAGCTTACGCAAGAGCTGCTAGAGTCAATTGGTCAGGGCGATGAAACCGATCCTTTGGTGCAGATTCGCCAGCAAGAGCTGGAGCTACGTGAAAAGGCCATCGATGTTGAGAACGATCAATTTGAGGCAAAGCAACAGCAGCGTGTTCAAGAAAAGCTGCTTGAAAACGAAATTGCCAAGCAACGTCTTTCCGTGCAAAAAGACGTGGCCGATGACAAGTTGGACGTTGCGATACGTCGGCTTGAGCAACAGGCAGATTTGAAAATGCTAGACATGCAAACTAGAGGAGGTCGTTGATGGCCGCAAAGTACACAGCGTCAAGTTCAACGGCGCGAGAACAAATTGCTGAACTTAAAAAACAAAAACGACTTGTTCGAGATATCGAGGCAAAAATAGCTGCCCAAGCCGAAGAGGATGCGGCGAAGAAAAAAATGCTGAGCGATCATCGTATTGCAAC